TTTACCATCAGAGTTTTCCCAATGATGAATACCATTTCTATTATTAGGATACTTCTTATCAATAAACTTTTGTAAATCAAAATAAGTAAGTGGCCAATCATAATATGGATTAGTCATGTAGTTTGCATACATAATCAACCAATGTAATGTAGAATCACCATAATATTGATATGCAAGTGTGTCTGCCCTATCACTATCTCGTATAAAGTATTGTTCAAAAAAAGCTGCATTAGTAATTTCCAATTTCTTTCTAGCTCTTACTAGAACATTAGTGACTCTATCTATTCTTACATTGTTCTTATCACCACGAACATCATATACAGTAGTTGGAAAATAATTAAAATATGCCATTAGAAATTTCCTTTAAAACTTGCAAAATCACCAACATTGGTTTTTCCAAGAACATCCTCTTGAGTAACAATTTCAGTTTCTTCAAAAGATAAGGTTAATGTTATATCAACAGGAGCACCATCTCTAAATGATTTCCAACCCTGTCCTGTCCAGTTAGTATTTACTGACTTACAAATACAATATTTTATTTGTGGAATATACTTGTTTCTGAAATATGTACCTTTATTTAATGTTAAAAACTCAATAAGAAATTCATGTGGATATGCAAATACACCACTTTGTCCTGTATTTTTAAACTTTGGTTTAGAGAAAGCTCTAAATGAGCGAATAATTTGATCTACTTGTTCAACCTCGGTTTCATTTCTTGGACGAAAATTAAAAGAAAATTCAAAAGGTCTAAATGGTACACCCTGAAATGTTTGTTCTTTATATGGATTGGCCTTAATATTAAATGTTGATTCAATTCCACCAGAAATACCAGTTTCACTACCTAAAACAGTGCCAACAATTCCAGCGGCTACTGGGCCTATGCCCGGTATAATACCTGCAAGTGTTCCGGCTGCACCACCCAACAATCTACCAGCATTAGATAGAGAACCGGCAACAACCCCTGAAGTAAGTTGTCCTTCTTTAAAAGCACCAACTAATCCTAAATCAGAACCTTGCCAATCAACTTGTTCATTGTAAACTAAAGCCTCTGGCATTTGTAAATAAATACTTTGTATTAGACGTTCTGTTGGATTTCTTACTTGTCTTAGTCTTTCATCATTTTGTGATGCTATATTGTCTAATCCAGATTTTACACCATCACCTACAGCCCCAATTAGGTCAGGGGTTATCTTACTAATCTTTACTCTAGCTTTTTCATTGTTATTTCTAAATGCTTGTACCAATGCCTGAGAGCTTTCTATTAATTCTAAAGCAGCAATCTCTCTATCATTGTTCGCTATTTCTCCTTTTAGAAATTTTATTTGTTCTAGGTCATCAGCAACCTTATTATTAAAACCTTCTTTTATAGCTCCACCAAATCTTTCAAAGTCCAAACCTGTGCGTTTATAAATACCAAATTTAATACATTCAGGATAATATTGTTGATCGGTCAAATCAGAAGGAAACGATAAAGTACCAAAATTAGCATCTTTATCTCCATTTCCATCATTAAAACTGTTAAATTGAGGCGGCATTTAAATTCTCCTGCTTTTGATTATTGATTCTCTCCAAACTCTTTCACCTTTAATTTTTCCTCGGTTTCCCGTAAAAAATCTTTGTGGTGTTTCAACTATAGCATCATACCATTGTTGAGGTAAAATTCTAATTATCCTAGAATTAATATTGTTTAAATTATATCTACGAAATGCTACCCTAGCTAATCTATATTTTCTTGAAGAGAACATTACTTTTTTAAATTCTCTAGCACGCAATAGAGTATCGTTTGGTATTTTTTTCAATGATTTTTCTAACTCTTCCATTTCTTCTTCTTTCGTCTTTGTTGAATTATCATAAACTTTACTGATTATTTCGTCTAAATCATTATCGTCTTCATCCTCGTCTGTAATAATATTATTAGTAAAGAAACGACTCATTGTTCTAAATAAAGAAATTCTTTCCCTCGGATGAAAATGATGAAAATTTATACCTTCGACATATTTTTTTCCTTTGTCATTACTCTTGGGCAATCCCATTACAAATATTAAAGGAAATGAATCAAAATATATTTCTGATACATCAGCTAAATATTCAAAATAATACATATTACCAAAAAACAATTTTGATACCTGTACTCCATCTACATTTGACCATCTTATCTTTGACATTGTTTTATATTTATATTAGGTTTTATTAAGAATTTGTTTTCCATCGGTGGCTGATGGTGATACTGCCATAGTCGTTGTATTGCTACCAGTTGTATTATTTTGTGATTTATCTATTACAATCGTCTGTGACCCACCATTTCCACTACCTTTCAATTCATTATTCATATTTTGTTGTGCATTAAACGCATTAGATTTATCCATCGGAGGAACACTTGCAGATAAAGCACCAGATATTCTATGTGCTCTATCACCAACTTGTGTTGCATATTTTGATTTTAATACTTCTTGTCCTGCTAATTCATAATCCTCATTTCTTAATGCTTCTCTTAGATTAGTAAATGTATTTAAACTCTTTTCACCTAAATTATATGCCATATTAGTCAATGCATCTTTTTTAGATTCTGGGAATGGTGGCCATTTATCCTCACCCAGATATCTCTTTGCAGCTTGACGAAAATATGGATATTCACCCATCATTAATCTTTCAGCTTCTTTTTCAGTAAGATTGACTTTTCCACTTTTTAAATCAGCAACTGATTTTTTAATCCCAGCAGAGTCGAGTGCTTTTTGTGTTCCTTCTCTTTCAAGATTAAAACCAAACCCAATAGTTTTTATACCTTCTGTATCATCATATACTTTAGGCCTAAATCCTTCATCATCTTTTAATTGTTGAATACCAGATTTAGAAGTTCCTCCTACAAATTTAGGTGCTTTCGTTCTTGTTCCTGTTTTTGGTATAGACCCTACACCATAATTTTTTAGTTCTGCTTGTGCTTTCTGTAATTCCTGTAATGCTTTTAAAGATGCAGGACTTGCGTTATATTTTTTCTGAGCTTTGGCAACCTTATCTTTTAATCTACCCTTTTGTGCATCATCAGACAAATCTAAGCTTGTTGATGTTGAAGGTATTTTTGTTCTTTCATCCTTTTTCTTCTGTTTTTCATCTAACTGTTTTTGTACTGGTGCCCAAAGTTCTTTGGCTTTTTTCTTATAATCCATAGTTGCTAATTTTACAAATGTTTTTGTAATAGCAGAAGAAGCTTTCAGTATTGTATCACCTACACCATTTAAAAGATTTTGAACTTGTGTTTTATCACCAAGTATTCCTCCCCACATTGTTTGCCAAAATTGCCCAAAACCAGCAGAAAATGATTCTTCTTTTAAACCAGTTTGTATTCCATCAATAAGAGAATATGCTGCCCATGCATAACCAGCAATTTTTCCAGCTGCACTTAACATAGGTAAAAGACGCATACCCTTCCCGACTTTACTTGCTTTACTTACTGGTGTTGTTGACATTGTACTTGTAGGAGAAGCAGTTATTTTAGGAGTTGCTTTTGATACACCGGCAGGTAAGTTTTTTGTTATTGCATCTTTTATTGTCTTCTTTAATATTATAGAGCTGATCGCAGTGCTAAAGATAGTACCTAATGCTGGTAGTACTATAGCTTTAAAAGCACTACCTGCTATATATAAAGCAAGACCTCCACCAATAGTCTCACCGATACCCTTTCCATATTTTTCAAGAAATGTACCATCTTTAATAGAGTCTATTATATTTGGTACTTCTAATATTACTTTGTTTATCATATCATATAACCCTGTCCAAAATGATTTGGGCAGGAGAAATAATCCAAGTCCAATTAATGCTTTCCAATGTTTACCCATAAATTTCATAGTATTTTTACCAGCGTTTTCAAGAACTTTATTCTTTTCAAGTAACTGATACAAAAACCCAGTCTGTTTCTTTTCTTCGGCAGCTTTAATTTTCTCCGCTTTTCCACTTTCTAACTTATCTTCGGCGGACTTATAGCTATTTCTAGTAAGATGTGTTAATAGAATTCTTTGCCTTTGTAAAAGTTTTTCAGTAGGTTTTAAAGCCATAGACATAGCTTTAAACATACTAGCACCATGACTTTTATTAAGTTTTGTAGCTTGCATTTTACTTATCCTTGGTTTTGACGTTTAATACGTTCATTTTCCTCTGCAATATGTTTTACTAATAGTGTCATATATACTTCCCGTTCCCATGGTATCATGTTTTCTATATCAGAAAGAGAATACTTATGATGTTGCATCATAGAGAAATTAGTACTAATCATATTAGCTAGTGATTCATCGCAGAGGATTATTCGAAAAAAGACTGAAGGCCCTCCAAAACTAGCTCTTCTGTATAACCACATGGTTTACTATCTTTCTTCTTACCTTCACCCTTTACTTTATTTTTACATTCTAACTTTATTTCATGTTTTAATTTTGGCATTGTTTCAAAAAAACTAGAAATCTTTTGAAATTGAACATCAGATAATGATTCTAAAAAATCTTCCATTTCAGCTTCTGTATGATCTTTAGAAGAATACATTTTTTCATTATCATAGATATAATCAATACATAATAAAATAGTTTTAAATATTTTTTCAATATCAGAAATGTCTTTCATACTATCTATTTTTAATTGTAATGTCATATTCGGATATTTCATTACAACACCTAGAGTTTCATTGATACTAATTTTGTTACTGTGTTCTTCGGTTTTCTCTATTTCAATATCTTCTATATTAAATGATACAGGTAATTCTTTTTCACATTGAGGACATTTATATTTTAAATTGATTTCTTCACCTTTAGCTTTTCCTCTTAACCATAAAAAAATGTATTCAATATCAAATGTTGACATTTCATCAATATCATAATCACCAAATACACAATTCTTAATTACATTCTTTGTAGCGGTTAAAATCTCTTGTTCATTTTCACTCTCCATAGCCATAAGAAGAATCTTTTCTTCTTTAACTAAGAAAGGTCTATACTTTATTTCTTTACCGTTTGAAGGTAATTTTAAACTATACTCTGGTACTGCAATTTTCGGTAATCCCATTTCATTGACTCCTTAATATAAAATGATATTGTTATTATTTACTGATTATTAAAATCAAAACTTCCCGAGCTACCAGTTCCTATACTATCAAATGCTTTAACTCCTCTTTTCTGAATAGTACTAGTTAAATCTTGTGGTATATCTTCAGCACTTAGTTCTGTATTGTCATTTACGTTTCCAGCTAGGTCAATACTACCATCACCATACTTTTGTTTATAATCTCTATATGTAAATGTAGCTGTTACATTTAAAATACTTCCAGTTGTACCATAGTCTAATGAAAACGAACTTATTGATTTAGGATATGCTTCTTTTAATGTAGTAGTAAGAATATTTTCATTTTCATCATCTACTAATGTACTTGGTCTGGAACTTTGATTGATTATTTCAATTGTCCCTAGTGCATATTTTTCATAATACTCAACATGATTATCTTGGGGTCGAATTATTCTATTCATCCAGTTTTGCAAATATTTTAATTCACTCATGTCAGCACTACAATAAAAACCTAGTGTAATATCTTCATATATTTTCTGATATGCAATAGAACGATATGCTTTATCTTTATCTGTGGTGGCTATACTTAAGCCGGGAACAGTTGCTTGAAAACAATTAATAAATATATTTTCTTTAGGATTTGTACCGAAAGAATTTGTTATTCTTACTTTAAATAAATTAGGCCGAGCAAATAACTCCTTATTTATTGCATAAAATTTTCCTATATTCTGCATGAATTTTTACCCCTGTTATAAATACTTGTCTATACTGTATTTATAAGAGATATATGAAAAATTTTCCCAGAGTTGGCAAATATAATGTAAAAAACAAGGAGAAATATGTAGGTGATCTCCATGAATGTCACTATCGCTCCAGTTGGGAATTGAGATACATGAAGTATTTAGATGCCCGTCCAAATGTATTGGAGTGGGGCTCAGAGAATATAGTCATTCCCTACTATAATCCAGTTGAGAAGAAAACTAGGCGATATTT